GGCTGCTCGACCCCCACCCCGTTCTCGAAAGGAACACGCAATGTCACTCAAGATCAATCTGGATCGAAGCCCGGATCGGGTTTCCGACAAGGAATACAAGATTCTTCAGGATCAGGGTAACCTGCCCGCTAACTGGCCATTCCGGCCCGAGCTTTCAGGTCCACCCGAGAGGGTTAGCATCAACGATGCGGCCAACACTGGTACGGTCAATACGGCCAACATTAGTACTGAAGACCTCAAAGCTGAACTGGAGCGCCGCAAGGCACTTGAGACTATTCCCACCATTGGCGACAAGGGTGGAATTCAGTCTGATGAGGGGGAAGAGGAAGAGGAAGGTGAAGAGGATTATGACGATGGTTGGAACAATGAGCAACGTCGTGCCGAACTCGCCGGTCGTGAATTAAACATCGACGGCAATAAAGATGAGATGATCGCTCGTCTCATTCGTTCCGACGAAGACAAACTGGTTGAGGGCGACGCAGCCCCTGCCAGCTGAACAACCTACATCGAGGAGGTCATTATGAACAGAACTAATGGTGAACGACTTCGTGCTAAGCTCGGCGAATCCATTCCGGTGGGTGGAACTGAGGCGGATACGATGTTTACAAACGATGAGATTGATGACCTCCTCGAAGAGGGGTTTGGCAATATCAATGCAGCGACTTATCATGGCTGGGTTGAGAAAGCCGGCAACTATGCTAACCTGGTCACGGTTAGTGAGGGCAACGCGTCACGAGAGCTTACTGAGCTTCATCGACACGCCCTGAGAATGATGGACCGATTCATCGGGTACGTGACTACACCGGGTCGAGGGAGGGCCAGAATTGGCCGCCTGGTTAGAGAGACAGGCTAATGGGGGCCCTGACTGAACGAAAGCTTCGAACTAACCTTCTGCGCTGGTTTATCAATCAAGACCCCGTCGTCGTTGATATCACACGACCTATCACCTCGACAAGCTCTTCAGGCGGTGTGGTCAGGACAGGTACTCTGGTCATCGAAGATCAGAAGTTTTACTTTGTTCCGATGAAGCGACGACTCACTGAAGAGGACAACTACAACCCTCAAAGTTTCGGCGAAGATCGAACGCAGCTGGTGGATTACATCTTCACTTACATCAAGGAAGATTCAAACATCGCTGAGGGAGATTACATCACTTCTATCGACGGCCCGCTAGATGACGGCGACTATAGAGTGATGTTCGTTTCTCATCGCCACTGGGACAGAAGTCAAGCGGGAATCCTGAAGAGGTAGCATGACCAAGCTGATAACCAACAACAGGCGAACTAACTTCCGAAACGCTAGAGGCCAATTCACCTCGGCTAAAGGGGCGTTTACTGTTGACACTCTGGCGGCTGGCATCGGCAGCTTCGTATTCAAGACTCGAGAAGAGCTTGAGGACAGGGCGCTTGAGTTTGCCAAAGAACTTGTCGACTATGCCAAGAGCAATCGGCCTTGGACTGACCGGACCGGAGATGCTAGAGAAGGCTTAGATTCTCAGGTTAATGGCACCGACAGCATGTTGGTTGTAACGCTATTCCACACAGTCGACTATGGAGTTTGGCTGGAAGTAAGGTGGAATGCCAAATACGCTATCATCATCCCGACACTTGAGAAGAAAGGGAGCGAATTGCTGCGGAAGTGGGATGGTACCATGAGCAGCATTTTGTACTACGCATGAGCCCCAGGCAATGGATCCACTCAAGCTTGACTACCCTAGCCGGTGGTCGAGTACACCAGAACACTTCTATTCGGGAAGATGCTTCGACTCGAACTATGACCAAGCCATTCATTGTTCACCGGTTCGCAGTCGACCGAGGCGACCTTCGGGGTGATGATATCACCAAGACATACGTTGAGGAAGTTCAACTATTCGTCCACGATGTCCCCGGCGACTATACTGTCATTGACGGCATCCTCATTGCGATGCGGGGTCTCCTCGATGGTAGGGTAGATCAACCCAACGGCATCATCAGATGCACCTGGCTTGAAGACAGCGAAGATTTTCGTGATGACAAGATGGGCACCATCCTGCGCTACGGAAGATACCAAATCAAACACAGGAGTTGACATGCAAGTCGTAAGGTACAAGGCCTTTATGGCCATTCCACTTCAGACTCGTCGTGAGCTGGACCCAGCCTCCCTCGAGCGACTGGGAGTTGACTACCCACATGGTACAATGGTCTTCGGACCCGACACAGGCCATATGATCGAGATGAGCAATGAGGCGAGTGATTCTCTCGTTGCAGCCCTACCCGATGAGTTTGAACTTGTCGACTTACCGGATGGCCAAACGCTCAGCCCCTCAACGGGCCTTGATCTCGATGGCCTCCCCATTTCGATGGACGGTGATGAAGACGATGATGATGACTGACAATCAGGTAGCCCATAATCTCGTTTGATTAGGAAGCGTACGGAATGAACTTGAATTGCGGCCCTAAGCTTCATGGGATCATTGACCATCGAGCCGGAACTATCGAGATCGCTTGCGGCAGTCAGCGGTGTGGAAGTAAAGCTGGAGTTATGGTTCTTCATACGTTCGATCTTTCATCAGGTGAGCTCCTTAAAACCAAGCTATACAAACAACCCCAAAAACCAGTTCGGAGGAACTAATAATGGCTCTAGTAAATCCCCAACTCCCTTACGGCCTTCGAGAGGTCGTTCTTTTCCCCCTCAGCGCAGCGGACGTTGTTGGTACCGGGATTAAACTCCCCGCATCCCAGACATTCTCCTTCAGTGAGGAAGAGGAATTCCAAACCCTTCGTGGTGATGATCGAGATATCGCTATCCACGGCCAGGGTCCCAAGTGCACCTTCGATCTGGAGGCCGGCGGTATTTCCATGGAAGCATGGCAAATCTTGACTGGTGGTACAATCGCCACCACTGGGACTACGCCGGACATTGTCAAGACGTTCGTCAAGAAAATCACAGATGCCCGTCCTTATTTCGTTGTTGCAGGTCGCTCAATCAACGATGTTGATGGTGACACTCACGTCAGGGTTCACAAGTGCAAGATGACTGACAACCTCGAAGGCGAATTCTCCGATGGTGAGTTTTTCATCACTAGTTGCAGTGGTGAGGGCATCGGCAATGCTGATGGCAACCTCTACACTATCACCTGGCACGAGACTGGCATCACCATTCCACTCAGCTAAGTCAACAATGAATACGGAGCCCTAGGAGGCCAACATGAATACTGAAATGCCACCCCCATCCGCCGACCAGGGGAGTTCCCCAGTTACTACAGCTGGACAATGGCGCAAAGCGTCAAGTGACGGAACTCCCCTGGACGTCCCAAGCGGCAACACATGCCTGGTAAAGCCTACCAGCATGAAGGTGTTGATCGCTAAGAACAAGATCCCTAACAACCTTTTGGCCATTGTGAAGAAGGCCATGAGTGACCCCAAGAAGGCACCCACACCCGAAGAGATGATGGCTGATGTCGAGATGGACCCAGAGAAGCTGGGTGCGATCATGGACTTCATTGACCTCATTGTAGTTGAGTGTCTCATTAGCCCGATCGTGAAGCATGACCCCCCCAATGAGGACCGGGACATGAGCCCCGATCGGGTATTTCTCTATGTTGATGAGGTTGACCTGGACGATAAGATCTTTATCTGGCAGTACGCGGTTGGCGGTACGCGAGACCTTGAGGCTTTTCGTGAGCGACAGGAGCGCAACATGGAATTTGTTTCAACGCTCGAAAATGTGGAGCACTCGACCAAGTGAATTGATCGGGCTCACCGATGCCTATCTCAGCTATTGCCTAGATGAAGTTATCTACATCTGGGGTACATATGTTGAGAATCAGATAGATGAGGCTGGTGACAAAGGCAAGAAGCCTGAAGATAGACAGCAGAACCGCAATAAGAGGTTGGGAGAACTTCTTGATTTGCCGGTGGAGAAAAGATACAAGTCATTCCGACAGGGTCGGTAGACCTCTCATGAAGGAGTAATATGAGTCTGTATAACCTTGGAACTGCCAGGGGCAAAATTGATATTGACACGTCTGACGTCAACGCGGCCTCAACTAACCTCATGCAAGCGGGCCGAGGCCTCACTATCTTTGGTGCTGCTGCAGTAGGTGCTTTTGCTTACACGGTCAGTGTTGCTGCCGAGTTTGAGAAAAGCATGGCATTTATCGGGGCAGTTACAAACGCCACCCAAGAAGACATAAAGAAGCTGGGTGATGAGGCTATTCGCCTGGGCAAGAAGGGCCCGTTCGGACCGAATGAAGTAGCCCAGTCATTCATCGACCTCGCTAAGGCCGGCCTGGATGCCCAGACGATTATCGAAGGTGTGGGCGAGGCATCTGTTAACTTGGCTGCCGCAGCCGACATTCCATTGGTGAACGCTGCTGAGACTTTGGTTCAGACTCTAGCCACCTTCAACTTGACCGCTGCAGACTCAGTCGATGTCATTAACACTATCGCTGGTGCATCCATCGCCTCGCTCATTGACGTAGACGACTTTGCACTTACGATGGTTTATGCTGGTGCTTCTGCTGCATCTCTCGGAGTACCGGTCGAGGACCTTGCCACGGCCATTGCAATCTTGGGTAACCGAGGTATTGACGCATCCAAGGCGGGTACCGGCCTTCGTCGTATGTTCCTGCAGCTGGCTAACCCCACTAAGGGTGCCGAGAAGCAGATGAGAACCCTTGGGCTACTGACGGATGAAGCCGGAAGTAAGTTCTTTGATGCTACTGGTAAGTTGTTGCCATTGGCTGATGTGTTTCAATTGGTGGCCGATGCGACTGCCGACTTGAATGACCAGCAACGATTGGCCGCTCTTAACGACATCTTCGGTGACCGAGCCATCAACGCGGCTGACATCTTGGTCGACCAAGGCGCAGAAGGGTTTGCCGAGATTGATGCTCAGATTCAACAGGTAGATGGGGCGGATGTTGCTGCTATGCAACTTGACACGCTGAGCGGTTCTCTTCAGCTGCTCAAATCTGCTGTCGAAGCAGTTCTTATCGGAGCAGGGTCTCCTTTCTTGGACGGGCTCAAATCAGTAGTTGATGCGGTTAGGCAAGTAGTTCTCTTCATTGGCGCTCTGCCCCCGGGACTCCAGAAGTTTCTGGCCATAGCAACTCTTGGCATCGGCATCGTGGCATTGCTATCTGGAGTCTTCCTAATGGTGGTGGGGTCGATCCTGGGCGCATCGGTGGCCTTCGGTTCAATAGCGAGCTCGCTGGGTCTTGCTTCTAGTGCCTTTAAGGGCTTTGGTTTAGCCCTAACTATTAACCCGATCTTCTTGGTGATTGCCGCTTTGGTGGCACTTGGCGCCGCTTTCTACCACCTGTACAAAACCAACGAGGGGTTTAGAGAGTTTATCGACGGGTTGTGGCAAGACATCCAGAAAGTTTGGGATGGCGTCCTAGATTTCTTCCGGGGTATCCCTAAGTTCTTCGAAGACCTCTGGGCGAATGTCACTAGAATCTTTTCGGCGGCATGGGGAGGGATTACCGAGGGCGTAACTAACCTAGTCACCGACATTGGCAACATTTTCAGTGGCATCGGGAGTACTGTTGGAGCTGCTGCAGGTGGCATTGGAGAAGGGGTGAGCGGAATCGGCAGGTCGATTCAGGGATTGCCCGGGCTCTTTGCTGACTTGCCAGGCATAGTGGGCAATGCCTTCGGTTCTATGCTTGGGGCCATTGTTGATTTTGCCTCAAAGCTGCCTGGTCAGATCGGGTACATTGTCGGCTTCATGGTCGCCTCATTTATCAGGATGAGCGTTACCTTAGTACGCACTATGGTTAAATTGGGTGTTGACCTTGTCCAGGGCGCATTGACATGGGGGGCCAACTTGATAGCCTCGGTGATTTCCATTGGTCAACAAATTCTGGGGGCTGTCTTCAGGTTCTTCATGGCCATCCCAGGGGTGGTCGCCGGATTCCTTGGGCAAGTTCTGCAGTTCATCATAACCTGGGGCCCCCAGGTCACCATGACCATGTTTAACATTGCCTTCGGGATGGTAGAAGCAATCTATGGTTTCTTGAGAGCCTTGCCAGGTCAGGTCTGGGGCTTTATCTGGGGAACCCTCACTGCCATTGCGAGCTTTATCCCAGGGTTCCTGAGTGCAGGACAAGATTTGGGTAGTTCGATTTTCAATGGGATATTTGAGTTCGTTACCGGTATCCCACAAGCAGTGTCTGATATCTTCACTGATGTTGTTGGAATCATTCGACGGGCTATCTCAGCGGGGTTCAACGCGGCCAGGGATTTTGGCTCTGGACTTTGGGAAGGGTTCAAAGATGGCATGGGCATGAACTCACCCAGCCTAATCGAAAAGGCTTTGTTCCAGGTAGAGAATCAAGCTGACGCCACTAACAGCAACCTGAGGAATCAAGTCCTTAAGTTGCAGGGTGTGGCCAACCAGATTCCTAGCATCGGGTCTGGGGTTGTTGGCTCAGGCGCTTTGCCCAGGGATTTGACTGAAGGTCAATCTGGTGGAGGTACCAACTTCAACGCCCCGCTGATTGGACAAGCCACCATCAAGGATGAACGAGACGCCATAACCATCGCTCGTGAACTGGATCGACTTCAGCGCAAGCAAGACAGATCACAAGGCAAGCGCAACATGAGCTTAGTCGGAGGATAATATGACCAAAATTATCACGTGGAATGGTACACCCTCCACATCGATCCCTGGGCTAGTCATCGGGCCCATCACCCGTTCTATCATAGGGTCTCCCAGAGGTACTGAGTTGACGGTCCCAGGTCTTCCTGGCTTTGTTTCATTCCCTCAGCCCTTAGGGCACCGGAGAATCAGCGCTGAGTGTTTCATTCAAGCTGATACATTCCAGGAACGCAGGGATCGATTTGAGCTTCTATCAGATTGGCTGGATGTTCAACGCGAATCGAAACTCGAGATAAACGATACTCCGGGCACATTCTACCAAGCGATACTTGGTGATTCTGGAGAAGCTGAAGAATGGCGCAACGTTGGCACCTTCGACCTTGAATGGAAGACTCAACCGTACGCTTTTGAAAACGCACCTACGGTAAGGTCTTGGACATCGGGGGTTGACACCACTGAAAGCTTCAGCCCAGCTCTGAAGACTTTGCTTCGCCCAGTGATCGAGGTCAAACCCACTAACGGAACTTTGACAGCATTCACCATGGTTGTCAATGGTCAGACGATTACCTACGACACGCTGATCAGCGATGGAAACACAGTAACCATCAATAGCATTGGTTCAGTAGTCTCGACTGGGGTCAGCACTGATGTTGACCTAGTAGGGGCTTTCAATCCGGCTAACGTTTCCATGGCAGGGCTAAATGGGATATTTCCACTGCTTACTCCAGACCCAACAAATACGGTTCGGTTCACTAAAAACTCAGGGACTGCGACCGCCATCGACATCAAGGTGACCTACCGAAAGATGCTTAGGAAATAACATGACTATCTACGGACAACCGCTACATAGAGACAGCGAAAACATCATCACATCGTCTCGGTATGGGGCAGTCGGAGACGGCAGCGACCAATGGTATGGTATCGAGAAGATTCTCAATGGCGACAATGTTACCCAGGGAGCCATAGCCGATGCGGCTGTAACGGACCCGGCGGCATCAGGCACAGTGGTTGCATTGCTGAAGGGGTTGCTCACCAACCTCAGGTCAACAGCTTTGGGTCTAATGAAGCTGGAAGATACCGCCCACACCTCAGGTGATGCAGGGGTAATGGGCCTCGCAGTCCGTATGGATACCGGGTCGACGCTAGCGGGCACCGATGGCGACTACACCCCTCTACAGGTTGATGCGGTGGGGTCTCTTAGGGTGGTTTTGCCCGCACCTGCTGCTGCCGAGGTGATCCTGAATGCTACTACAACCGCTTACGCCGCTTCCTTGGTGGTTAAAGCCACGGCGGGCAAGTTGCTCGGGTTTCAGGGCTACAATAGTCTTGCCACAGCGCAGTTCATCCAGGTCTACGATTCAGCCACACTTCCGGCAGATGCAGCGGTGCCCGAAGTAGTGATCGTAGTGCCCGGTAAATCGAATTTCAGCATCAGCTTTGGTGTGGGTCGCTTGTTTGCAACCGGCATCGTCATAGGTAACAGCGCGACCGGTCCAACCAAGACAATCGGTGCGGCCGACTGCTGGATAGATGCGCAGTACGTCTGATGACTCTACTATCTCTTTCTGCCAATTCACGCACCCGCTCACGTGGAACAATTCAGGACGGCGCAGGAGGCCCACCACCTGCACCTCCACCGGCATATGCGCCAACCGACTTGATCGGCGCCGACGATGGCTTCTGGTACGACGCATCGAACTCAGGAACGTTCGGATATTCTTCGGGATCAGTTGTGAACAGATGGGATGACTTGTCGGGTCGGAATAATCACTTGACGCAGGCAACGGTAGCCAAGCAACCGTCACGGACAGGAACACTGAACGGCCTGACCACGGTGGTGTTCGATGGTACGAATGATGCTTTGTCAGCTGGTGATACCTTGGACCTTGGAGCGAACAACATTGCAATGTTTGGTGTTGTGGTGATGGCGAATGATGACACACAACACATCGTTGGCAAGCCAGTGGCTGGCCTTGATGACGGTCGGTACGCTGTCGGGCGGTTCACAAGCCAACTGTCGTTTCTTATCGACACCGGTTCACCAGTCCAGTCGACCATCATCAATTGGACCGGGGTTACGGCGTTTGCGTTCACAGCCGTTTGGAACCGTGACAATATTCAGATAGCGAAGAATGGGGCCACGGCAGGTAGTGACTATCGGTCTGTCGTCAACGCAGATACAACGGACTGGAACATCTCTCAGGACTTTTGGGTAGGCAGCTACAACGAATTTGACAACTACTTCCTGAATGGGCAGGTGGCCGAATTGTTCGGGGTCATCCGCTCGACGGACATCACCCCGCAAGACATGGTCGATGCCCACACTTACCTCAAGAACAAATGGGGCACACCATGACAGGCATCAGCACGACAGTCGTCGTGAGGTACTTGGAATGATACATAGTCTACGTAACCAGAAAGAGGAATCATGAACCTTGCAACACCAGGAGCAACAGCCTTGCTCGATGGAACGGCTCTGCCGGCAACCCTTTACGTTCAGCTCCATGTGGGCAACCCAGGGGCGGCAGGCACGGCCAATGTGGCCACATTGTCAGCTCGACAATCATTCACCCGAGGTGCTGCTACAGCAGGAGCTGCGTCTAACGTCAATTTGCTGCAGTGGCTTTCTGCCCCAGCGACCGAGGACCTTACTCACCTTTCGGTGTGGTCTGCCAGTTCGGCGGGGACTTGTTGGTTTGTTGGGGGCATCACAGATTCTCCAGCCTCTGCAGTCACTAGTCAGAACGTGGAAATCCAGATCGGGTCGCTTGATCTCAACTGCGAAATCTGGTCTTGAGTCATGGCTTGGGGTACGGCTACTGGAGGCGATGTCGACACCACTGGCACTGACGGCTACCATTACCATGTATTCGAGACCACTGCGGACTTAACCGTGGTAACTGCCGGAGACTTTGAACTCCTGGTGGTTGGGGGCGGAGGCAACGGCAATCCTAGTAGCAGTCACGCACCCGGCGGAGGAGGCGGAGGTGGAGTATTAACCAACATAGAAAACTTGGCGGTAGGAGCCCACACAGCAACTGTCTCAACGGGCGTATCTAGCAACTCAGAGCTGGGTACGCTTCTGGCCTACTCAGGGGCCACCTCAGCGGGAAGTTCTACTGCATCAGGTGGAGGCGGACTGGGATCTTTTAGCAGTGACAATGGCGGAACAGGCGGGGCTCAAGGCAATAATGGAGGCAATGGACAAGGTTCGAGCAGGGGGGACAACCGTCGAGGTGGGGGTGGAGGTGGCGCTGGTACGGCCGGAACTGATGGCGGCTCCGTAACTGGATCTGGTGCCGGCGGCGATGGCATAGAGGTTGCCCAATTTGCGGATTATGGTGGTTCTCCTGCGGGCTGGTTTGGTGCGGGTGGAGGCGGACATGGGGGCGCCGGCGGCGGTCAAGGCGGCGGAGTAGCAGGTGCTACCACAGCCCCGATAGCCCACACTGGCGCTGGCGGAAATGGCAACCGGAGTGGAGTAACAAATCTAGGTGCGGCTGGCATAGTCATAGTTCGCTGGAGAGAGCCTTTTATCGACGTTGAGGCTGTGCTTGCCCCCGGCATAGATATGCTGACAGATGTTACTATTGTTCCGCCGCTCACTAATGTATTGGCTGACCTTTCGCTTAGCATATCGGTTCCAACTCACGTTGGTGTCTTTACGCCCCGAGTCATATACGCTAGACGATCAGTTATCTGGACTCATGATCTAGATGGAACCCGGAATGGAGCAATCCCGTGATCGACCTCAAGGTAGAAGAATTCCTCTTCAAATCATACACCTTAAGTTTCTCGGTACCCTACAGTAACCAACTATATGCAACTCTTGTCGAGGACAGTCCTCTTGAGTTTCAAGGAGAGCATTTCGTAGTTAGTGTCATTGAGGACGAGCGAGATGAAAACGGAGTCATGATGCGATTTGTCGAGGCTGAGGCCTGGTGGGTTCGGCTTGGTGACATACTTCGCCCAGGCGACTTTGAACTTAACGATGTAACTGTTCGTCGTGGTCTTGAAAAAATATTGGCTGGAACTGGTTGGTCTATCGACCAGCTAACTCCTGATACCCAGCTCTATGGCCTTGACGCTACTGACGCCTCAGTTCTAGACCTACTTTGGCGGTGGGCCAATGTCACCGGGAATGAGATCCTGTTTCACCGGGCCAATAAGCACATTAGTTTTATCCCGAGGATCGGGGCTAACCTGGGACGAACATTCCGCTACACACGCAACTTGAAGTCGGTTAGTCGACGCGCTACCCCCCCAACCGTCACTCGGCTTTACGCTTACGGTCGGGATGAGGTCACCTTGGCGGGCCGCACCCCAGACGGGCGTGAGTACATCGAGGATTACACCTACTACACCAACTCTGGGATGACACTGGCGGAAGCCAGAGCGACTTATCGTAAAGACTTGATTTTGTCTAACGACACATTCGTAGAATCGGTTGGACTTTATCGTTGGGCTCAGGCAGAACTGGCTAGGCTAGCACAGCCTTCTGTATCTTATGGTGCAAATGTGCTTGACCTCAGTAGCCTGACTGGCCTATGGGAACCTGATTATGCTTGCGGCGACACAGTCACCATCTTTGATGAACTGATGAACATGAACGTGCCAGCCAGGGTCACTCGACGGGTTATCTACATTGATGAGCCCCATCGTAATGAGGTTGAGCTCTCATTCGGTCTTGTTGAAACTCCCAACCCGGGGGCTAAAACTTCTCGTAATTCTCAATCAATGGCGTGGCAATTGTTAGAGAGCAAAAACACTCTAGCCCCTAGAGTCATTCGGCAACTTCCGACAGTCCTCGGGCGCCTGACCGTGAACGCCAAAGAAGGAGCCGAGTGGATAATCGGGTACAACCTGAATGCCATTGGTGGCGGCTCAGGATCATCGACAACAACCATCTCATTTATAGATGATGAAACAGGGGACGCATTCCACCCACCTTGGACCATTACTCGCAACCCAGGGTCAGACCTCACCCGGGAAACATTCAGCATTTCATCTACAGAAGTTCCCCCGGGCCGTAAACAACTGACAATCCGAGCCGTAAGTGACTCGGCAAGCGCCGGGCTAGAAATTGCCATCAACTCAAGCAATCTTTGGGTCTTGGCCCGAGGCCTATCTCGAACAACCATTAGCTACCCCAACTCACAAACGTTTAATAATACTGGCACTGGGCCGTATGGGTCTGTTCAACACTTCACCTTCCCTGAGTTTGTTTCTCAGGTTCGCATTGATTGTGTGGCCGGTGCATCTACTGGGGCTGGAGGTCGGGTATCTGCGACCGTATTTGGCTCCCCTGGTGCAGTATTAGATATCTACGTTGGACACCTGGGGCACACATCAGAATCACAAACTCAAGCTAATGATGGTGGTGCTTGGCCCGATGGTGGTAGAGTGGGAGCTAAGCCCAATACTCAGGTCAACGCTCAAAGACATGGCGCCGGTTCGTCTCAAGTTCGATGGGCGGGAGCACCCAAAGAAGAAAGTTTGATCGTAGCACCTGCCGGTGGGGGACAGGGCCAACGCGGCACTGGGGGGGCGGGTGGATTCTTCCGAGGGGCCGATGGTGGTATTGGTGACTATGGATTAACCCCCGCACGGGGAGGTACGCAGACTGAGGGCGGGCAAGGAGGTACCCAAGTAAACGATGTAAATCCTGGAGAAGACGGCTCATTCGTCAAAGGCGGCCTCTCGCCTCACGTTGGAGGTTTGTTCTGGGCCGGAGGAGGTGGCGGCGGAGGCTGGTATGGGGGTGGAGGCGGACATGGCGCTGTCTTCACGGGATTTGATGGGGGAGGCAGTGGTGGAGCCGGTGGATCAGGCTGGACTGGTGCGGTAAGCGATGTTGAGATTCAGGACGGATTCAACCCACCAGTCACTCACGGTTACGTTATTGTTTCATGGCCTGATGTAGACCCAACACTCGCAGCATTCTCTTAAGAAACAACCAAGGAGCAAAAGATGACCGCACTCTACCCAAGTGGGTATGGCACTGATCGGTTGACCATGGATCAACTGAAAAGCCGACACCAATCCAAGATGCACCCAGAATATGCCCGACGGCTATTCAACTGGATAGCAGCTCAGCGAGGGCTCATCGGGATTGGAAGCTCATGGCGAGCAACCCCTCACCCGGTATCCCGAGCTTCAATGAACGGTGAATCATTCCACCAAGATCAGCCATGGCGTGAAGCCGGTCCTAAATGTACTGCTGTTGACCTAGTCGCTTTCGCTGGCGATGGCACTAAGCACAGGGCACCCAAATGGTCTGAGGTCATTCGGCAGGGAGCTGCCTCAGCGGATGTGTGGGGTGTTCATTGCAACATCGACCATGAGTCTTGGCACATGCAGCCCATCGAGACAGATGGTTACAGAACTTGGATGCGAGCAGGGCGACCTGAGCTATTTCACTTCTATCCGATCCCGGGCAACCCATTCCCCACACCTACTCCGCCTCAGGCTGGCATGCCTCCGTTCAAGCCAGAGCAGGGTCTCTTTTCGCTTTGGCCCCTCAACAAGGGCAAGCCCCGCCTGGCCAACGCAGAGTTTGTCAGGGAGCGAGTGGGGAGGGGCTTTGATGACTGGACCAGCAGAGGTGACGCGGTCAAGTATCTTCAGGGAGTCATACTTCATAAGGCTGGAGGCAACATCAAGGTTGATGGCGACTATGGTCCGCTCACTGAGGGCCGAGTCCTCGACCTGCAAAAGTGGTTCAAGCTCTACCCCGATGGGTTGGTGGGTTCCCAGTCATGGGGTCTTATTGACGCCCTGAGTCAGACATGATCGTAATATCTATATGGGCTGCCATGGCCCAAGGCATGGATGGGATTGTTGATGAAGTCAGAAAAGAACAATCGTTCTTCTTCCTCCAGTTTTCACGATCATTCCTATCCATGGCATGCTTCCTCATGGTGGTACTATTGATGCCCTGGCCCAAGAGAGTTACATTGGGGCTATGCAGAAGCTGGCATGAGATACTGCTAAGGGCCATGGCCGGAATAGGGTTTGGCGGATTGTGGATTACCTTTGCTTTCTTGACCTTCAGAGCTGACCTAGTTCCGGTAACTGTACTTAGTGCCATTAACTCAACATTTGCCATCTCCATAATCAGCCTAGTAGGGGTGATCAGGTTAAAGGTAGATGAAATCCGAAACACCAGATCGGCTATCGAATCAATCCAGTCAATGGTATCGTTTGTAGCTCACTCACCAGAACCTGATGGTTACGGGGTTGGAGAGGCCATCGTTCAAGAGGTCAACAGAAACCTACCATGTAATAGTGAGGGGGTGATCCATACAGAATGATAACCGCGATTGCCTCGGCCGCAGCAACTATCGTAGTAGCCTTAATAGTCTGGTTAGGCAATCGAAAGCGAGTTAGTATCTCAGGTGCCCAAGAGATCACAAACGCCGCCTTAGCTTTGGTCACCCCTCAGGTTACCAGGATCAAAGAGCTACAAGAAGAGCTAGAGAAAAGCGAGGAAGAATGTAGGACTATCAAACGAGATGCCGCACTGCAACTAAAATGGGAAAGGGCTCGAATCCTGCAGCTTGAGTTGCGGATTCAAAGCCTAGGCATAAAGCCCCCCACCCCTATTACCGTTAATCCTCACATCATATAGGAGCAACATGGAGCTAACAGCACTCATCATCTTGGCCACTCTGGCCACAAAGTTCATCGACTTCCTGAAGTATCTTCGGAATGCCGATTGGAATGGTGCCTTCACTCAAGCCTCAGTTTGGCTTGCTGGTGTGGTCGTCATCTTCCTTGCCGCTGAGGCTGACGCCTTCGTTGGTATCGAACTTCCCACACTGAATGTAGTCTTGGGTGACCTTGATTTTGCTAGTAAGATCATCGTTGGTTTGTCTATCACCTCATTGCTTTCGACGGTGTTTGACTTCAAGAAAGCCTTGGATGGTAGCGACTCTGCGTCGACTCCAAGCCTTTTCCCCAACCTCGATAATCCTGGCAACAACGACTAAAAGAGGTGATCTCATCTGACATGTCCGTCTCAGTTTCGACTGGGGCGGGCATTGTTAGTGTATTCGCTGATTGGCCCTCGACGATCATTCATTGATATGCAACTCGAATGCCGTGAGATAGCCGTAGGGATCGCCCTAATCGACGGGAATGTGCAACTTGATTGATTATCGCATTGCATCATTCTAGCGCCTTAGAAGTCAACACAGCAAAAGGGCCCTCACCTCACCTGATATCAGGGTATTGGGAGAGCCCTAGTGCCGGCAATCACGATATAATCACCGTGTGCCTAGAGGAGGATCAGTCCTCGTCTTCGTCCTCATCATCGTCGTCGATGGGAGGAGCGGCCTTCTTGGTCTTGGATTTGCCCTTCTTGCCTTCGGTCTTGTCCTTTTTGGCGGCCTTGGCAGCCTTGTCAGCCTTGAGCTTGGCGAGGGTAGCATTCTTCGCATCCTCGATCTCGCCCCCGGTCACTGCCTTGAGGATCGCCTTGACCTCGGGGTCCTTCGGCCCGGTCCATTCGTAGCGAGCCTTGTTGCCCGCAATGACTTCACGATCGACTCGGGCGTTGTCTTCCTTTGCCATCTTGCGGAGCAGGTTGCGAACCTCACGGGGCTGGTAGTCTTTGCCGGTCTTTTCCTTGAGCAGATCGCAGAGGTTGCGAACTCCCCAGATCTCCGGCTCAGCAGCCTTCTTTGCCTTTGCCTTGGCCTTCGGCTTGGGTGCTTCCTCTTCCTCTTCCTCTTCCTCGACGTCGTCATCGTCTTCTTCGAGCTCTTCCTCGATGTCTTCGAGCTCGTCGAGTTCCAGGTCTTCGACTTCTTCAACCTTAGCAGCCTTTTTACGTGCCATGTGATTGTTTCTCCTTGTGGTAGGGCGGAATTGCCTTTGTGAATGGATCACTCACTATATCGAGTCATAACATCATCGTCAAGGCAACGCGAAACATTTGATCTAGTCGGGATCAAGTTTCTTGACGAGGCGAGCTCTCATGCGATATGATAGTGACATGGCCCTTAAGCGATCTGACATGAATCGCCTCGATAGAACCTGGATGAGGTATGCCGATTGCTTCTTCTGTGGCAACCGCTCATGCGTGAATAACTATGATGACATGAAGTCGAGAACGCCACGCATGTTTGGCCATGTCATTTGTCCTCAGTGTGACCCTCGAACAATGCAAAGTCGATGGATGGACAAACCAGTTATCAGGGTCAAAGAAAGATACAGGACCATAGCCTCAGTAGCTTTGGCCGAGAAGTTAGCCAAGAGCGAATGTCTTAAGAAGGGTAAGAAAAAATGCAAATGCCTACCATGCCTAGCGAGAAAGATACACAAAGATGATTGAGTTGACTCTAGGGCTAATAGCGATATTGGTCTTCATCGGCGTAGCCGTTATTGGGTTGGCCGTCATTGCCGCCATCTTCATAGGGCTATACAGGGGCATTAAAGACCTGGCTACAGCCAAGCAATCTGACTGGGGACCGCCGAGTGACAAGCACTAAAAACCGGGATACTTACCGATTCAAGACGAAACCCTATAAGCACCAAGTCGCAGCCCTGAAGTACCTTATCGAGAAGGGTACTGACGGCGGGGCCCTATTGATGGAACCTCGAACGGGCAAGACCAAGGTGTGTATCGACTGGGCGTCAATCCTGCACCAACGAGGTAAAGCCAGCAGAGTACTCATTGTTTGCCCGGTCTCAGTCATGGAGGTGTGGGTCGATGAGATCGCCATTCATTGCCCAGTCAATTACCGGATAACCATGTGGGATAAGCGAGGTCGAAAGCGATTCGAGTTGCCCAGGTATGGGGGCTCTCAGCTTGACTTTGTCATCATGAACTTTGATGCCTTGTCAACGCCAGGAGCTAAAATTATCAAAGGCGGCATAGACACGGGTCGAAGATCTAAATCACGTGGTGGAAGATACACCATCAAGAAGAAGATCATCGCATGGAATCCACACCTGATCGTGCTTGATGAGAGCCACCGCATTAAGAGTACTTCGGCCATGAAATCTAGAGCCCTCCACTCGATCGGCCCTCATGCCGACTACCGCATCATTGCAACGGGTACAGCAGTGACGAAGGCTAAGCGAGTCTTTGACCTCTTCAGTCAATGGAAGTTTCTGAATCCACAATCTCCCCTGATCGCCGGCATGAACTTGGCTGAGTTCAAAGGTGAATATGGCCGATTCCTAGAACGCAATGGATTCTCACAATTCATCGGGGTCAAGAACGAACCCAAGCTACGAAAGAAACTCCACAAAGAGGCATTCGCAGTTGCTCGAGATGAATGCTTCGATCTGCCGGCAAACTTTCCACCCAAGATTATCAAGGTACCTCTAGAAGAAACGGCTAAGATTTATGATGACATGGCAGAAGAGATGGTGGCTCGCATTGAGTCGGGAGAATACACCGAAGCCTCGATCAAGCTGGTGCAGAACTTGCGTTTCGCCCAGATTACCTCCGGTCTCGCCAAAACCTCACCCACCCTCGAACATCCCGAAGGACGATGGGTCAGAGTAGGCAAAGAGAAGCTTCGTTACCTTGACGATCTGATGCATGATTGGATGGAGCAAGATGAGAAGGTGGTTATTTGCGCCCGCTTCAGGGCTGACATCGCCTCGATTGCCAAGATGATTGAGGGATACTCAAGCAAGCCTAAGGTCTTCCTACTACAGGGCGGAATGAAGCCTGCTGAGCGACAGGCGGCTATCAAGGGGTTTCGTGAATGCGACACTGCCGCAGCCTTCATTATGAACCCTCAAGCCGGCTCACTCGGGATTGACCTCCGAACTGCATCGACGATGGTGTGGTATAGCCTCGTTAATAGCTTCGTCGATTACAGTCAATCGCTGGACCGAATCGCCCTGTCTGGTAAAGCTAACCGATTCTACTACTTGTTGGGCGAGGGTACCTATGACGAGCTTATGTTTGAAGCACTGCAGACTGATGGGGACATCGTTAAAATGATTCAAGCCAGTCCTCATCGACTTCTCCGAAACTTCCGACCCTAGTTCAAGAACGCGGCATTTGCGAGATTTTCACAAGAATGATATGATACTTACTCGGCTATTACTAAAGAAGGGATATGCTCAAGATGATGATCGTAGTGGAGGGGGTTGATGGGTCAGGTAAAACTCACGTAATTTCTCGGCTATGTGAGTTGATGCCAGACCTCAAGGTTAGGCCAAGGTCGACTGGTAGTGATACCAAGCACTTGGTGCCTATGGCCGAGTGGGTTCAAGAAGAAAGGAATATATACAAGGCTGATGGGGGTGAGATCATTTATGACCGACATGCTCTCATCTCAGAATGTATCTACGGCCCAACCCTCAGGCAGAAATTCCCAGAAGGCTTCGACAGCCTAAGGTGGCTAACTCACCAGATCAAGAAGTTCTGGATGCAGAAGCCCATAGTCATCATCTGTATGCCACCCCTCGAGACTGTTGTACTGAACATGGCCCAGGATGATTTCCCGGTTGAGAACATTGAGGTATACTACTGGTATTACCATGCCTGGCTCGCCAACAATAACCCCTATCCCATGACCCATCAAGACCGGAATATCTTGGTGTGGGATTACACCACCATGGACTTCAGCGAACTTGTTGAAGACATCGAACGCCTAGAAAGGGCAAACCAATGCAGCTAACAACATTCCTGAAACTGCAGGAGGATTTACAAGTCAAGCACATGGGGGGTAGCCCTCGAACCATGAGCCCCGATGACAAGATGCGATTTTTGTCTCAGATGCACACGGCACTCATCACTGAGCTGACCGAAGCCCTAGATGAAACGGGGTGGAAGCCCTGGGCTAGCTCAGATCACATCAACCAAGACCGATATCTAAGCGAGATAGTTGATGCTCTTCACTTCTTCTTGAATCTGATCTTGGTTGCTGGGGATGAGACGACAGATGCTGAGAACTTAGCCGATGCCATCAGTGAAAAATATCTTGCCAAGCGAAAAAAGAATGCTCAACGACAGATCGAAGGTTATGATGGGGTGACGGGCAAGTGCCCTTGGTGCCACACCGATCTGGCCGAAGCTGATGAGAAGTTGCTCTGGGACCGGATGATCGACTTCACACTCATGAAATTCTGTTGCTTGGGCTGCAGTAATAGCTACGTTTATAACAAGAGAGAAGCTAACGGATGAGAACTTACCAAGCAGATACCCTGACCGAGCTGCATGACAAGATGTGCCGGTCACTCATCCATGCCAAGGCACCCAAGCTCGATTACATCAGCTCGGTCGATGTTCAGATTCATCATGCCATAGCTACCACACCATCAATGGAATGGGATTTCGATCTCAAGAATCTTTGGTTGACGCCGAGTCGATGGACCATGATGGTTCGACAATACATCCCACGAGAAAATCTGCTCAAGTGGCTGGAAAATGCGACCAGGTACATCGGGCTCAAGGGCAGGGGGCAAGCTTTGCTCGAGCTCAATCAGGTCAAATCCCGAGGGGGCGCAGCTTTTGGAAACAAGGAATCACGACGGTGGGGCGGTTGTATCAAGACTATAACATACCGAGCCACTCCTCGCCCCCAGATTACATTACATAGCCGGACAAGCTATCTTGGGTACCTTTCCGGTTTGGACCTCAGCGTTGCTTGGATGTGCGCTAGCTATCTTGCGGACGAGCTGGGCTGCGACGTTGCAGACTTCGAGTTCGTCTGGCTGAATGAGGCTGCCCAGTACCACAACTTCAAGTCGATGGCCTACCTGCTTAATCACCCTGACCCCAAACTGAGGAAGCAATACCGTCGGTGGTTGCGGTTTAGCGAGACCAAGCTTCGTGATGAGGGTGACTGGGATTACATCGCTGAACGGCCGGCCCTAACCATGACTCGGCAATGGCTTCAGAAAATGATCCTCATGGATCAGCAGGGCAAGACCCTGGGTGACATGACATACAACACCTATCGCCGCATTCGTCGACGCTACCATACTGAGGTGCTGGGGTATGAGCGGGCTCAGGAATTTGAGGGCTGGTCTTACTACAAGAAGGGGGCTAAGACGGGGGAACAAAAAGAATACTTCAAAGCCTACCAGCCTCTCGAGTCCATAACCATCGACCAGCTCGACCTCTCAGGAATCATGCTTCCTCGAGCACCCGGTGAATATTCATCCCCCGACTATGTGCCGTCAACCGCACCCAGCAGAAAGATTCTCGACGATGAAGACTGAACCTGAGTGGTACATGGATTTGATCTACCGCATGGATCGAAATGGCCGCAGAGTTCATGTTGGTGAATGGCAATCTCAGCCCGGCCATGACCACCCGATGAGCATAACCTACGAGTTGATGAATGAAGCTATCACCCTGGATGTCCCTACCCCTGGTGTGGATATGCTCGAACGAACTCAAGCTTACTATAATCCGAATCTGCCTTGGGCTGAAGATCATTTCCAAGAACGAGTCGGGGGTGAACCATTGAACCCTCCACCTTCTGAGGCATGGTGGCCCTTCCACCAAAACGGTAACAAGGAACACAAAGAGGGCGAGATATTCTCCCACACCTACCCTGAGCGAATTTGGCCAAAGCTGGCTGTCACCGACCCGAAATTCCCCAACATGGGCATCCGGTACGACTATGGCGACCTGGCCGATGTGGTCAACATGTTGCTCAGGAATCCTCACACTCGTCAAGCTTATCTCCCTATATGGTTTCCTGAAGATACGGGCTCAGTTCAGGGTCAACGAGTGCCATGCACCCTGGGTTATCAGTTCATCATCCGTGACAATTTGGCCACCATTGTCTACTTCATGCGTTCTTGTGACATCATGCGCCACCTCAAAGATGACGCTTATATGGCCGCAAGATTGCTTCAGTGGGTCGTAGGGATACTGCAGGGAAACGGGATCACAGTGCGAGCGTCATCACTGCATATGCACATGACTTCCCTCCATTGCTTCGAGGGGGATGGCCCGATGATCCGAAAGCTAATTGAGGACTACCAGGAGGAAGAAGAATATGGAGCCGGCGTATGACCCTAGAATTGGCAGGGATCAACTCTGCATGGATGTCGCCCAATTGTTTGCCGAGAGGAGTACTTGCCGACGTGCTCACGTTGGAGCAGCGATTGCAAGAGATGGTCGCATTCTTGTCACCGGCTATAACGGAGCTCCCGCCGGATTACCTCACTGCGGTGACGAGTGTCATGCAGGCACAAATGGGGGGTGCAAGTCCTCAGTTCACGCTGAGTCGAATTGTATTGCCTACGCCGCCAGATATGGAATCGCTGTTGACGGGGCTACGCTATATTGCACACACCTACCTTGCCGAAAGTGCGCTGAGCTTGCCGTCAATTCTGGGATTGCTAAAGTCGTCTATCTCAATGACTATAGAGATCATGCAGGGCTAGAATTATTGAGGTCCGCCGGAATTGACCTGGAAATGCTAGAATGATATGATGATGACATGGCTTATATTGATGCACCGAAATCGAAGCGACGGGCGGTCATCAAACGACACAACGCTCCCGATGTTGCTTTCAGTAGTCTCACAATTGGCGACCCTGATGGCAACCGTATCTGGCGAATCACTTGGGTCGACTCACTCGGGGCATTCCAGATCGTCGCCGTGATGAACCCAGGCCGTATCTCCATTCAACCCATAACTGCCAACTCAGTGATGATCAAGTAATGCCCCGTTCACTAGTACTTAACGACCCAGGTTGCACACGATGCAAACTTCACCTCGAGACTGAGAATGTCTGCGAACCTGGTATTGGACCTCGACGCAGTAAAATCATGGTCGTATCTAGGATGCCCAACTCGGGGTCCTATCAAACTTACCTCGAAGCAGCGTTGACGAATGCTGGGTTGGATGTCAATGAGATCTATTTCACCTCGGTCATCAAGTGCCGCTCGTTCGATGTCGAGCCCCGCAAGCCTGAGTTTGTAGCCTGCGCCCCGTACCTAGCGGATGAACTTGCATGGGTTAAGCCTGAGTTTATCTTGGCTTTCGGTAATGAGCCGCTGAAGGAATTGAGTGGTCACTCAGGCATCATGAAGTGGCGAGGTAAGGTCATCGAGGCCAAAGCCGTGCCCGGTGCTAGTATGTTCGCCACCATCAGCCCCGCTGCGGTTATGCGTAACCCTCGACAAGAGCCTGCCTGGCGAGCTGATCTTAAGTTCTTCGCTAATGCCACCAAGGGCATCCATAGCAATGTGGCCTCAGAGCGACCTAAGATCACGGTTGCCTGGAAAAAAGATCACCTACCTTTACTGAAAGAGGCACTGGCCACGGCCGACACTGTATCTTATGATATTGAAACAACCGGCTTCGATGAGTTCGACCCCGATGGGGCGATTGTCTCAGTGGCATTCACTCTCTTACACAGGGATAAGGGGCAATCAATCGAAGATGGTACGGTTACGATTTGGGCCTTACCCCTCTGGCACCCTCAATCCCCCTTCCGACTGAACTGGCGTAAAGTTCTACAGTATGTCAAGCCGGGCATGATTAAGCCCCACCGCAAGCTGGCTCACAACGGTAAGTTCGATGATCGCTGGTTGCACAAGCATGGGGTGCCCATGGATGTTACTTTCGACACCATGCTCGCTGCTCACATCCTCGATGAAAACCGTGAGAAGGGCTTGAAACCTCTTGCCCGAGTAATCCTGGGTGTGGGCGAATGGGCCATCTCAACCAAGAATCTGATCGACACGCCCCTCAAGGAAGTTTTGCTTTACAATGCCCTCGATACCTACTATACGTTCCTTCTGTGGACCCATCTGCGAAAAGATCTCATCGACCAACCCAGACTACTTAAGCTGTTCATGCGAGTCACAATGCCAGCTAGCCCCCTTCTTCGAGAAGTTGAGCAGCATGGAATCTGGGTCGACCGTGAAAAGCTCGACACTGCCCATAAGATAGCATTCGACACGCGAGATCACATCGACGAGCAGCTGATGCAATGGGTGCCTGATCCGGCAAGTCCTGGGTCTTCCCTACACGCTCAGTCTAACGAGCCCTGGCCAACCAAAGGCAAAACCATCAAGCCAGTCGAGGTTAACTTTAACCCCAGCAACTTTGCTCGATGGTGGCTATTTGAACACCTTGGGTTGCCTATCTATGAGCGGGGTAAGACGAAGGCTGATGGCAGTCCTGGCGACCCATCAATGCGTGAGGGTGTTATGTTCATGCTGCGTGAGACTGGGCACCCAGTGATTGATCTATTGTTAGAACGGGCTAAGTGGCAGAAATACTGCAGTACTTATGTTAACCGCTACAAGGAGATCATGGATGAGAATCACCGTATCCACACCACTTTCAAGATTGCTGGCACAGTTACGGGGCGAATGTCCTCTGGTAAGGCTGATGATGAAAAGATCTCCTCACGAGCCGACCGAGGTCGTGGCGTCAATCTCCAGCAGGTCCCACGAGATCCGTTTATTCGTGGCTTATTCGGGGCACCACCAGGTTGGGCATTCATTGAAGCAGACTTCAGCCAAGTTGAGCTTCGGCTGGGAGCATATATCGCCCGTGAGCCTACCATGCTCCAACTATTCGCCATGGGTGCCGACCTCCATATCTACATTGCTGCTCGGGCCCTTGGTATCCCAGATAGCCAAGTCACTAAGGCTCAACGAAAAGAGGTAGGCAAGCCCACCAACTTCGGCTTCCTCTATGGGATGTATCCCAAGAAGTTTGTTATCACGATGTGGGAGCAGCAGCAAATGGTTTATACCCTGCAGCAAGCTGAGCACTTCCGCAAAACCTACTTCCGTGAATTCCCTGGCTTGCAGAAATGGCACACTAGGCAAAAACGAATCGCACACCAGAATGGTCGAGTCGTCTCACCCCTGGGCCGCATTCGACATTTGCCCGACATCTATTCTGAAGTTCAATCGGTGGTCATGGAAGCTGAGCGACAAGCCATCAACTCACCAGTACAGGCCATGGGCTCAGATATGAACACCCTATCTGGTATTCTCATCAACCAAAACCTCAAAGCGATGGGCCTACGAGCGCATGTATTGGGTGTAGTCCATGATGCCGTGAACCTCGAATGCTACATACCCGACCTGCCCCGAGCCCTGCCGATGATTAAAGACACCATGGAAAACCTGCCATTCAAGGAACTGTTTGGGGCCGAGGTTACCGTGCCCATAATCAGCGATCTTCAGGTGGGGTCGCACTGGGGTGGGGCTACCGAGCTAACCACCGATCAAATTTACAACTTCGACAAAGCAACCCGGGACCTCATCCTCCCAGAAAGAAGCTAATATGACCCAGCCAATTATATCCACCCCAGAAGTTGAGGGTCGCCTGGTCGATCACTTGGCCACTGATGGCATGGTGATTAGGGCTATGCTAGTTAGCACCGATCCTGAAGTTGCTCTCGGGTTAGCTAGTGAGCCAGCTACACCTGGCCGAATCAACTACCTAATGGAAAAGAGGCACGGGTCACCTTTTGAGCATAACCAGTTCCAATTCTACGTTAAGGCCCCAATCTTCATCTTCCGTGAGTTCCATCGACATCGGATCGGGTGGTCTTACAATGAGCAATCTGGCCGCTATGGCGAGCTGCCCCCTGAGTTCTGGGTTCCCGACAGCAATCGCAAGATGGTTCAAGAAGGCAAACCTGGTAGCTATACATTCGTCAAGGGCTCAGATGAACAATGGATGAGGACTATTGATAGAATGGAGCAGGTTTACACCATCGCTTACCGTGTCTATCAGGAAATGAGGGCTGATGGTATTGCGAATGAGGTTGCCCGTGCAGTGCTCCCAGTCGGTCTCTATAGCCGTATGTTTGCAACATGCAATGCTCGCTCATTGATGGCGTTCTTGTCGCTCCGTACGCTCGATGAGGGCACTTTTCCATCCACACCAATGCAAGAAATCCATGATGTAGCCAAGCAACTTGAAGCGGCCTTTGCTCTACACATGCCCATAACCCACGAGGCCTTCTGCAGAAATGGACGAGTAGCACCATGAGAAATGAATCGATCGAGATTCGTCAGATCAAAGAACAACTGGCTCAGATGAAGCAGGTCTTGGCCCAAGCTGTAGAAGTTATTGAGCAACAAAGTTTGATACTTGAGCACATTACCAATCACCTAGAATTAGATGGGGGGGAGTTGTGACGGGGATAAGAGGATCGCTAGACCACGTTAATCAGTGGGTATCCGAGGCCCATCAGGTTATTCTGGAGTGGGATGGAGTACTTGACCTGGTACCCGATAAATTCCAGACAGATCGACTGGGTAAAACCAAGGCTCAAACGGTCAGAGATTATATCCGTGCACTACAGCAGGGAGCAGAATGACCCATTTGCGATGAGATCGTGAGAATGATATGATGATGCTTCAGAAAGGGCACCATGGGAAAAACACCTACCTCTAAACTTGCAGCTCTCGGATTATATGTCGACCCTGATACGGGCCAAGTGATCTCAACCCACTCGATGCTCAAGACGATGCGCCGGTGCCCCAAGCAAGCCCAGTACAAATACGTTGAGCGCCTCAAGCCTAAGATGCTGGGACGACCGCTCCGATTTGGCACATGGATGCACGAACTCTACGAAGAGCATCACAAGGGTGGCGATTGGAAAGCCATTCACGCACGGAATACCAAGCGGTTCAAGGGTTTCTTCGAAGAAGAACGAGCTGAGCTGGGCGACCTACCCGGTGACTGCAAACGAACAATGGATGCCTACCTCTGGCATTACCAGCATGATGACTGGAAGATTCTTGAGACTGAGTTCTTGCTCGAGGTCGAGTTGCCTGACGGGGCCCTGTATAGGGGCAAGGTTGATATGCTCATTGAGAATGAGTATGGCCTATGGATCGTCGACCATAAGAATCACAAAACGATGCCCGACAACACTTTCAGATTGCTCGATGCGCAGTCAGCATTGTATGTGTGGGCAGCGCTTCTCAACAAGTATGAGGTGCAGGGTCACATCTGGAATTATGTGAAGTCAAAGCCACCATCAATCCCAGCTATGCTCAAAGATGGTACTAGACTGAGCAAATCCAAGTGCGACACTGATTACATCACCCTGCTCAGAACCATCCAGGTGAATGGGCTGAACCCGGCAGATTACAAAGACTGGCTTGGCAGACTCAAGGCCCATCAATACAGGCATGGTGAACCTCAAGTCTCATCATTCTTCCAACGGGTCGTGCTTGAGAAGCCCAAAGGTATGCTCAAGAAGGTTGCCCAGGAAGCATACACCACACATAAGAGGATGCACAGTTACAACTGGGAAAATGCTGATGGGGTCGAGCGAGTAGTTGACCGCAGCTGCACTTACATGTGCTCTTACACTGACCTCTGTACTGCCGAACTGTTCGGGGGCAATGGGGAACAAATCAGACGATCGCAGTTTACACAAGGTGATCCACTCGATTACTATAAGGATGACGACCCCAAACTGAAAGGAAGCTGATGGACCAGGCTGAAGATAATTTGCTCAAAGCCGCCAAGATGCTTAGAGACTACAAAACTGGTACTCCTCGGAACAAGCTAGCTGACCCCCGCTCAGATCGTAATTTGCGTATCCTCCGAGGTAACCTGAATGAGGCCATCGACAACTACCAACACATGAAAGAAAGGGCATAATGGCTAAGGTTAATAGGAAGGATTTCTTGGAAGTGGCTAAAAAGAAGATTCATCGACCGGCTGATCTACCACCCAACTTCAGCTTCCTTATCTACGGCCGCAACAAGCGAGGCAAGTCAACCTTCGGGGTTTCAGGCGGGATCGAGAAAACATTGGTGATTGACCCCGAGGCCGGCACAAAGGCTATGGTGAATGCTAACCCATACGTTTGGCCGATGGAACGATGGGCCGACCTCGATGAGATTTATGGGGCACTGCGCACCGGTCAACTCAGTCCTGCTGTTCTCGGTGGTGACTCTGACGAACCCTTCTCGATCGTTAACCTCGATGGGGTGACCAAGATCAACAACATCTGCCTGAAGCATGTGATGAAGGTTCAAGAAGACAGGGATCTTGATCGCCAGCCAGGGTTCGTTCAGCAACGCGACTATGGTAAGTCAGGTGAGTTGATGAAGGAAATGTTCCAGAAGTTCCAAACGCTGCCCATGGTATAGATTTACACTGCTCAAGAACGAATGATCGTGGGCAACGAAACCTTCTCATCCGGCGAAGAAGATGATGACGCTGACGATGAGGACAACGATATCACTTGGGTGCCAGACTTGCCCAAAGGTGTAAGAGCTGACCTGGAAGGCCAGGTTGACGTGATCGGGCGAATCACTGCCCAGAAAGTAGAGGTTAAAGGAAAGACAAAGCTACAACGAAGGCTTTACATCGGGGTACACGAGGGGTTAGATACCGGTTTTCGAAGCGACTTCGATCTACCCTCTGTCATCAAGTACCCCAAAATCCCGAAACTGATCAAACTCATGAGTGAAGGAACTATAAAGTAATGGCAAAAGCAACCGCACAAAAACTGGACATGTCCAAGGTCAAAGATGGTGGAGGAAACTTCAACAAGAAGAGGCAAAAGGAGGGCGACTACAAGGCGAAAATCCTCGATGTCGCCGACGCCGTGCCCAAGGAGAAGGGCGATGGCACTCCAATGTGGCTATTCACGATCAAGGTCGGGACGGGTACCTATCCCTACTACTGCAAGCTGCAGGAAAACCAACTCTGGAAGGTTCGCAACCTCTTCGTTGCTGCCGGCATGACCGTCCCCAAGAAAAAGCTGAACGTCGACCCCAACAAGGTTGTGGGCAAGATCATCGCAGTCACCCTCGCTGACACGGAATACGACGGCAAGGAGCAATCCGAAATCGACGCCGTCTTCCCGGCATCTGAGCTCGACGAGGATGACCTCGAAGAAGATGATGAATCCGAAGACGAAGAGTCTGACGACGACGAGGAGGATGATGAAGACGAAGACGAAGAAGACGAAGACGAAGATGAAGATGAAGAAGAGGAAAAGCCTGCCCCTAAGAAGAAGGCAAAGAAGGCAAAGAAGGGCAAGAAGGCCAAGTCCTCTGACGATGAAGAGCTCGACATCGAGGATGTCTGAATGAACGACGGGGGCCTTGGAAGACTTAGCGGTTAACCTCAGGCTTAAATGAACACTAGTTCGACGCCCCGCTAATCTGAACCTCGGTCTCACCTTATGCCCTTTTGGTGAGGCCGGGGTTCTTTCACACGTAAGGACCACACAATGAGTCAACGGGAATCTAAGCTCAGCCGAAGCATCGCTCATGATCTTCGACTACGGCGTAACGCTTTCTGCTTCAAGGTTTGGGGCAACGAACATATGATGGCCGGGCTCCCTGATATAATCGGTTGCTACCGGGGGAGATTTTTTGGCTTGGAGGTCAAGCTGCCAGAATCACGAAGCAATGTCTCAGTCGTACAGGAGCGGGTCATGTCTCTCATCGACAACTGCGAAGGTTTTACACGAGTGATCGTGTCAATTCAGGAGGCCCATGACGCGCTGGATATGCTCGATGCGATGATTGATCAGTCATAATATTCTCGTCGATTAGAGGCTTCCGTACTGCCCTCCCAGGATCACGAGATGATGCATGATCGACCGATATGATCGCTCAGGGATACATAATAGACCAAGTCGATTTACTGGTCGATTGCTAGATGATATGATGCGATGATATGAATAATGATGATGCACTACCCATTGACCCTGATATCGACTCACAGCCGGTTACTGCAGCTGAGCTGATCAAAATCCTGAGCTTCGTACCACCCGACGCCTTCGTGATGACCTCAGTTATCAAATACCCCGATGAGTTTCAGCTCAAAACTGACGCCTCGACTGGGAGTATGCGATGGGATTCGGGCACTGACACCGAGCAGCAGCTCCTCGATCCCGAAAATGTTCTGTTGATCGACGGCATCGTTTATCTCGTGGCTGAGCTGGGCGACTTCGACAAGGATCGCTAAAAGGTTTACACATGGAAGATCAAATCCGAATCCATAAGCTCATAAAACACGATGCCCAGTTCAAGAAATTCTTGACCACACCAGCAAAGTTGAAATATCCTAGGGCTGGGCAAACGCCCTGGAGGCTTTTCGTACAAAGAACCCGGGGTGGTCCTTGGGCTCACAAATCATACCCCAGCTATCCCGAGGCTTACAATGCACTCCGAAAGTACCTGCCGACTTGCCACGATGCAGCCATCAACTGTAAGCCCCAGGGATTTGAACCCCCAATGGTCAGGCAAAACTACAAAGTAAGGTTGAGGTCAGCCAACTCGGCTGCCAAACCAAAGTTCGTAGTAAAGACACGACAACTCTACATACCCATGCCGTTCGGCCACAACTGGTGCCCCTTCTGCCGACGACCCACAATCTTCAAACGCATGAAGTCTCACGCCTTGTACAAAAGCATCCACATGGAGGACAACCCGTCAAGGTGCACATTGTGTGGGGCACGTCGAGAGTTTATTCAATCTTGCTTCCTGAGCTTTCCCTTTGACACAACGCTGACTTGGCCGATTGAATCCAAGGCCAGTAGATGAATTGCTTCCCAACAACTCATGTCTTTGTCTGGGGCCATCCGACTTGCATCTGCGGCGACAAAAAGCCCAGGACTCTAGAGCTTTTTGGTCCGGCTCCAACCTCGACAGGGAAAGTCTTGATAAAATCCAGACAACCAGAGGTGAACAACAATGCCTAGAGATCCAATCCCCTGGGTTACGAACCATTCCAGTGGCTCTCGACACCGAGACAAAATCCGATCGGCCAATGTAGTCCAGTGCACCATTTGCGGACGCAAAGACTTGATGGCCACGATGAACTCAAGAGGCTGCCATGGATGATGTCCAGATGCGCTCCTGGGAACATATGAGGCCGCCGAGGATAACAAAAGGTATACAACAGTTCTTGGGATTGATATGATGATCTCATCAAATAAAGGGGCGCAATGCCCCCCAACGAAAGGCAATACATCCAATGGCAAAAGCTAAGGTTACCGACATCGAAGCTCCCAAGACCCCACAATGGATCATTCTTTGCGATAAGATTGATGATGGGGATTTCGACAGCGGGCTCACCGAGATTGCACGAACGATCACCTCACGACTCGAGGTCACTGACTCACGCAGGGCACGACGCCTGCTTGCCTCGCTTGAAATCGGCTCCAGGGTGATGCTCACCAACAAGGTCACGCCCCGCTATCTCGAGGGCATGGTCGCCACAATCAAGGAAATCGACGTTTCCAACTCAGCCGCCAAGGTTGAGCTTGACAGCCTGCCTGAAAGCACCGGGCGGGGTCGACCCTCAAGCAATGCACCCTCCAAGCGCCTGGTCATCGCCATTGTGCACCTCGTACTGATGGGCGACGATGATGTTGCACCATCTCAGCTCAATGATTCCGACATCGGCGATGATGAGGAATATGAAGATGATGATGATGACTGACCCTGACAAGGTTGACATCCCGCCTCCCCCGATCAAGACAGTTGACTATGTCGACATCGAGCACTGGGATACCACCAACCTCTGCAGGGCAGCCAAGGGGCGAAGCCGATGTCTGCTGAAGGATGGGACAGAGGCTTTCCTACTTTACTGGGCTCCCCATGCCGATCGAGTACAGGTTCAGATTGCCTCCAACTTGACCCACCACAGAGTTGAAAAAGCCCAGGTGATATCGGTATCCCAAGTCTGGCCGGGCATGAGGGCCCCGCTGAACATCGGTCGTTGACAGCGGCTAGCAAGTAATATAGAATGGTTACAACATCCAATCAGAAAGGCCACCATGGCTAAGAAAAAGGGCAAAACTGAAGACGAACTTGAGTTGATCGAAGTTCCTGACGAGGCTGAGGCAGGTGAGGCGAACACCGAAGGCATGCTCTCAGCTAAACAAGCTGCGACTGAGCTTGGCATCGACGCTCGCACCCTACGCAAGTTCCTCAGGAAGCAATCGGGCAAGATTGGTCAGGGCAACCGATGGCACATCGCCCTCGACGATATTCCTCAACTCAGGGCTGACTACGAGAAGGGCTCACGATCGAAACCCAAAGCCGATGATGACGAAGCCGAGGTGACACCCACCAAAGCCAAGCCAAAAAAGTCGAAGAAGCCAAGGGCTACTGGGCCTGCCAAGACTGATGCTGAGATTTACGAGCTTGAGCCTGACGCAGACATGATCGAGGATGACGAACCCATTGACGAGGAAGATTTCGACTTCAGTGACCTCGAAGATTTGGACGAACTCTGATGAGTTCTTCCCATTCTCAAGCTGGGCTCGCCACCAGCTGAGGGTAATCCCGGGGCTTGACAGAACAAGCGACTGCGGGGAGGCAGTCTGGGGATCATGACCCCGCCCGGGTGCTATGAAAACTCGAACATTCTTCAAAGCCTGGTTTTTACTCTCTATCCCGGTTACCATCTTAACGACGTGGAGACTCAAAGATATCACCGACAATTACCCACCAGCTGATGGTCAACATCGACGCAGTTGAAAAACTGGAGGCCTGGGTAGTCTTCTTTGGCCTGATGTGGCTGTTGATCGAGGCCGCCATAGCCATCAGGAAAAAATAAAGTTTACATGGTACTAGGGTTTGATATAATCATATCATGACATCAAATCAAACGACCCCATCATCAACCCTCATCGGGTTCCATATCCCTTACAACCTTGCACTTCACGAACTGATCCTTGAACCGATCCCCGAGGAGTACTGCATCCCCTCCGTTGAGGAATCTCTCGACGAAATGCTCAAATTTCCCGAGGCTGACCAACAGCGCATGATGCTTCTCGCCTCATTGCTTTTTGCTAGGGTCACCACCGATCGCCTCTGCGCCGGGTATGAAGCCAGCCAGTCGACAATGATGACCTACGCACATTGCCTCTGGTCCGCACGAATCGCTGAGACCGGCTGATGGCTGACATCTATCGACACCCCGACAAGGACTACTGGGAAGTTGAGGACCTGGGCTGGGAAACTTGGCAATTCCCCGATGGGCCCTGGGGCTGGGATGACAATGGTCAATCCAAAGCTCCCACCTCTGAACTTCGCCGCCATCATCTTTGCTGGTTCCATGACCAGAAAGACACCCTCGACCTCATTGGGTCCATCGATGACTCAGTCTCACAACACCCATCAAACCCCAAGCCATCGCTGGCAGATTGGAACTTCACCATACTATGAGAGTCTTCAAAGAAATCGACTGGGCATCAGACATGCCCGCTTGCCAACACGGGGTGATTGTCCGCAGCGCCCCCGAATGCGGCGAGCCCGGCATCTATGACACTCCGACAAAATGGGGCACTGCCTGGGCTAACCTCTGCATTGAGCACCTCGCCCAACACACCAATGAAAATGAATACCGAGGATTCGTAAGAAGGGCACCATGAATCAAATCTCATTCTCCGACAAAGCCACTGAGGTCTTGCGAGCTACCGCCGATAGGTACCAACACTCAGGCGCCAAAGCCGATGACGCCTTCTACCATGATAACATTGACCTAGTTAATGAGTCTGTTACTTTCATCCAATGCCTGACCAAGCTCATTGCGATGGGCGGCAACTGCTACAAGGAATCAGATACCATGATCGTCTGCGACACCACTAGAGGAATGACAGTGGGTATGCATTTCGATGGCACCAGCTGGAGCCTCAACTCATGACTACTGCCGACGAACCCGACGACCCTCATGTCGAAATCGAGCACCTGCGTCAAAGCACTCAGTCGCTCGCTCAGTTCTGGGCAGCACTTGACGCCGGCATTATCGAACGCCAACCAAAGGACAACCATGAGTAACTGGGAATTCACCTGGTATGGAACACGCAACCAACCACCGAAAGGCCACATAAGTGACGCGGACTTGCTTCGAGCTCACAACTTCAACAGGGCCTTAAGGGAGCATGAGATCCAACAAGAAAAAGATGAGGAGGAGGAGGATGACGATGAGTAAGGAAGATGCTATCCTGGAAGATACCTTCTGCTACTACTGTCAAGCCGATCATGTTACCCCTCGTCGATTGCAAGCTCATCTGCTGGTAGTCCACAGAGGGACTTACGCGGCCAGCTCAGTTCTTCAAGCTCGAGAATACCGTGCTGCCCAGGCAAAAGTAGCGGCCGCCGAGAATGATGGCGGTTGACTCCCCGCTCTGGGTTTGATATGATGAGAATATCAATTCAACCCATCAAATAAAGGGGAATGCAATGACCACCAACCAAACGATGACTCTCGAAAATGGACGCGAGGTTCTTCTTGCCTCCATCAACTTTGAGCTCAACACCGCAATCATCATGGCCATCCGACGATATAACGATGGCCAGCTTGAATACATCACCTGGGCTGCCCGACTGAATGGCGACGGGCTCTGGGATTGCACCTCTGGCCACTACTTCATGAACGATCGACCCGCTGCTGAGGCTGACTGGTCTCAGCGCACCGGCATTGAAATGATCGGCTGGGACTACGCATAATGCCTTCCTCATTCATCATCGACCACCCTGACGCTGGCACTCGAACTGCCATCCATATCGCTCAATGCATCGGGGCTCTTCAAATCGAGGTTGACACCGGCATGCGCCACTCCCGAGGCTCTGTGCTGAAGGTTTGCCATGGGCAGGGTTACACCACCAAGCTCACCAAAAAGGCAGCTTTGATCGACCTACACCAGATTTACACCGAGCTCACCGGAAGGGTATATGGGTCGTGAGGCACGCCTGCGATTGCGGGGCTACTGTACCCCTCGAGCGCGTCGAGCTCGGTTATACGCACTGTATCCGCTGCGCTTCAGCTCAGCCGAAGCTGGCCCGACCCAGCGGGGTAGTGACGATCGGCCAACATAAGGGCCCTGACTTGGTCATGGCTTTACACGATCCCATTATCATGCGGGGCGACAACACTTACGACCGAGGCTCGGGCATCACCAATGCCATACCAGCCACTGCGCCTAAGGGCCGACGCCAATCCCCCACACCAATCGCCGGCATTTGGGGCGAGGTTCTTATCCAGCCTATGCTCACGCTCGACACCAGCTTCTACGGCAAAAAGCGACTGATGCAGGTCGACATCTCATGCCCATGCGGTTGGTCTGACCGGGTCACGCGAGGGGTCAACGAGCATGAAATCAAATCCAATGCCAAACGAAGGGCACACCAGCATAACATGACCAAGCACGCCAACACTATCCGAATGCGAGCCATCCGATGAGGTGTGGTTCAGTCACATGTACTGAGGAAGTAGATGAGCCCCACATTGAGGGCTGGCGGTTCTTCGAGGCCCTATGGTACTGCTTGCGGTGCTACAAAGAGAAAGCATGGTGGATGTAATGACCAAGGAAAAAGACCAAGATCTCTACGATGCCATCGTGGATACCCTGAACCGGTTTGACCGGGAGGTTAATATCAGGCTCATGTACCGCGGGCGTGGCATGTTCTCGGCGGAGGGATGCCTGGGCATAGTCGGGAATGCTGACAGGATCATGTTCGCCCTGGGATTCATGCTCGGCGAGGCTGAAGCCGAAGAAGCTAACTTCCCGGAATCCGTCAGCTGGTTTGACAAGTATAGAGCAGATGAGTGGCTCAACAGTAACCGAGATCAGATGGCGATGGAGCACATAGTATATTGGCCCCGCATTCAACTCGATCAGTCGATCAATCAATTTGATGATCCCGATGCCTGAGAGCATGCCCTATCAACGCAGGGAGCACGGGAATCGCATTGATGATGAATCATCGCATGATGATATTCCACTTCAACTCGGGTTGATTGTAGCTGGGCTAACAATCGGTTGACTTCGGTGACGGGGTTTGATATGATTCTTGTATATGAACACATCAAATATGCAACTTGCTGAGAAGGCTAAGCAGGGGTACCACCCCGAAGTTCCCGAGGGTCAAACCTTCCGGGGATCGAGGACTTACCCCACTAATGCCTTCAACTTCTCAGGCAATTCCACCAACCCCTATCTACTCGAAGCCCGACACGGCAAGCCTTCCTGCATCATCTGCGGGATCAACTCACCGATCTTGCTTGATGGCTCTCAATACCACGCTTTCTTCGTGCTGGGGGGCCGAATCGCCGAATGCTTCCCTGACCTCGAGCTCTGGCAACGCGAGATGCTACTCACCGGCACGCACGATGCATGCTGGGATTCTATGGCCACCGACGATGAGGAATACGACGATGACTACTGACCCCAAATTCTGCGGTTATTGCGCCGCACCCATCACCACCACATACAGCGACGATGGCAATAACACCCTCTTCCGAACAATATTCCATGAGGTTGACTGCCCCACCCTAGAGGAGGATTATGACCCAGATACGATTCAGTTCGGCTGAAACGCTGCTGCTCATCAAAGCTACAACCTACTTCAAGAAGGTTCTCATTGACGATGCCATGGATGACCCCGAAGCTGACCACTCGACAAACGTCCTCGGCCTCATAGAGCTGATTCGCCGACTTGAACAATATGAACAAGGCTGCCACACATGCGGTGCTGACTATGCTGAGGCCGATGTTGATGGCTATCCCGACGGCACCTGCCCATCTTGCTTCAGCCCCTACTAAGATCGGCTATTTGACTGGGCGATCGCCCCATGATAACATATGCTATGCAGACATTTGCCCCGCTTATGGGCCTGACGCCTGGTAAAAGCCAGTCACTAGCCGAAGTATTCCGGCCGACGATGCAATGTCTCGACTACAGAAGGCTGGGCAAGCAGCGTATCGAGGTCAAGCAGATCGTGCAGGCTCTCGAGCGAGGGTCAGGCGGCTGGGCCAATCATCCTGCCTCACTTATGTGGGCTGACGATATCGCCACCCTCCTAATCTATGGCGCCGTATCCTGCGAAGAATGGATCGAGCGAGGCTACCGAGACAATACCTTGGTGTGGATGTTAGGTAAGCTCGAACAGCTAGGTCGTAAGGCATGGCTAGAAGCGGACCTGCCCTGGTGGTGGGGCGATGTTAAGTTTCATTCACGCCACCGATCTCAGCTGCTCGCCAAAGACGGGGTATTCTATAGCCAGTTCAACTGGCTCGAAGAACCAGGCCAAAAATATCTATGGCCTACAACTAAGAATGGAAGGCAAGAATGGACAACTATCTGAGGCGCTGTCCCGAATGTAGCTGGGCTATGCGACGTGATGATGTCATGTGCGAGGGCTGCGGTGCTCTGGTGGGCATGGAGGTATCTCCAGAAGCTTCAGTCGGCATGACTCTTCTGGTAATGGGATGCATCACCGTGGGGCTAGCCGGATTGATCGTATTCTTAACATAGAGGTGCGGGAGAAGTTGCATTTGATAGTCTCACTTGATAGCATGCGAGTCTCACACTACAAGCTCAAGAAAGAAAGGGTGCTATGGAAGTAACGGAGCAGCTGAAAATTATCAGTCGGGCATGGGGCAGAAACCAGGAAGGTTATTGCTTCTTCCCCTGGATTGATGGTTCAGCTAAAGATAAGGCGGAACGAATCCGGGGGTATCGTGAGGGCCCAGCATTCCTATGGCCACAAGATAAACCCAAGATTCTAGCCCACATGGAGGCTCACATTGATGACGACCTGTACTGGTGCCCCAACCTATTCGAGAAGGACTCGAGGTCAGAAATTGAAGCGATGGATGAGCATTGTCTTTGGGCTGACTTGGACCGGATTGACCCTCGAGAAATCGAGGACTATCCTCCTACAGTGGCATGGGAAACATCTCCTGACAGTTATCAGGCACTATGGATCCTTTCAGCGGGTGACATTCAGGGTGCTAGTTGGCCAGGGCGAGAAAATCAGGCTCTTACTTACCACCTCGAAGCAGACCCCAGTGGTTGGGATAGTACTCAGTTACTCAGAATCCCCGGGTGGACTAATCACAAGCCTGACTACAGAAAGCGATATGGTGAGGCTCCGAGAGGCAAGCTGCTCTGGAAGAACCGAAGGCTATATCTCCCTGACGACTTCACCGAACTCCCCGAAGTACCGGGTGGCCAAGTTATATCTGACTTTATCGAAGAGTCACTTGACCACATTGATAAACACGAAGTTTGGGGAAGGGTCAGACTCAAAGTCACCAAGCGTTGCCGGGAACTTGTGGCTGCTCGTGAGGCTTTCGGTGACCGATCAGATGCGCTCTGGGAAATGGAACGCGAGCTTGCGGACGCAGGCTGCTCGATCGCTGAGATCATTAAGATTGTCCAGCCGACGGTATGGAATAAATTCTCTGGCAGGGCTGACGAGCTTCGCCGTCTATCTACTGAAGCCAGCAAGGCAGTAAGCGAACGCCCCGATGTAGTCACCGAACAGCTCGAGCTAGAAGCCACCCGCCCTGAGCCAACACTCCTGTTCGAGTTGCTGCGAGGATTGCCCACACCAAAATGGCTGGTCAAGGATGTGCTCACGCAGGGTGCAGTAGGGTTCATTGCGGGGCAACCCAAAAGCTTCAAGTCATGGATGGGGTTTGACCTTGCCCTATCAGTAGCAAGCGGCCAGCCTTTCCTAGGCGAATTCCCTGTGCTCGACCCGGGCGATGTCTTGTATATCCAAGAAGAAGACAGTGGAGTTACGCTGAAGCAACGCCTGGGCAAAATCTGGCCTGGTAAAGTGGCTGACCGCATGGTAGTTAACAGTGGGCAAGACGATGAAGCTGGGTTGCAGGTTGACTGGCTGCCCGCCGACGAGAATGTATCAGTGCCTCCCATCTGGGCATACGTCATGCAGAACCTGGTGGTATCCGACCCCAGCTGGCAGGCTTGGCTCGACGATCAACTAGCCAGCAGAGACTACAAGCTCCTGGTGATCGACCCGTTCATGATGGTAGCAGGCGATGTTGAAGAAAACAGGGCCCAAGAGATGACCACCAAAATCTTCAGGCCGCTCAAAGAACTAGCCCGCAAGCATGACACAGCCATCCAGCTAGTGCACCACATGAGGAAAGGGAATGACGATAACATCAGGGGCGGTCAGATGATGCTAGGCTCAGTCGCCAACCATGCCTGGGCCGAAGATAGCATGTACGTGAAGCGAGGCCGCATGGGAGACATCATCGTCGAACAAGAATCCAAGTTCGCTCCCGTGCCCGGGTTCAAGATCAACGGCCTAAAGAATAAACGCTGGACGCCAGAAGTTCAGGTGTTCAGAGAAGATATGCCCGACGCCGAAGTAATAGATATGGAGAGTGGCCAAGTTCGCCGTGCCCGAGAGCCAAAAGCCCGACCCACCTCAGCCCTGAAAAAGATAATCGACGGCATGACCGAAGACGCCACCTACACGTCGAGCGAGCTGGGCAAGCTAGCCGGGATAACCACCAGCGGTGCAGCCAAGCAACTCGAGCGCATGAACAATAAGGGTCAAGTAAGCAAATGGGGAAGGGGAAAGTGGAGAATTCATGCCGAAAGTTAGCCCTCTCAAAAAACCACGAGTAATTAGCAGTCTCACAGCTACGTGCTATCGCTACTTTTTAGCAGTGACTATTTTTGCCCCACCCTGGCAACTGCTGGCAAGAGCACTCACGGTCATCGACAGTCATAGAGCTAAGAGGCAATGCGAGTGAGTCAAATACCCCTTTATGGGGGTTTGACACTCACTTGCACTTGACTTGAAGGCGATACATGAAAACAAAGAAACAAAGCAACTCAACAACAAACCAAAGTCACTCAACTACAAACGAAACAGGAACACGGGGTTAAAATGAAACCAAAAGCAGGATCAGGCACAGGATCGGGAGACGGGAAGGAAGGGAAAAGGGGAAGCACGGGAAAACCCCTCGACTATCAGGAACTCACAGGGGAAGAAAGAAAACGGGCCGATGCGTTCTTAGCTGGCCGAGCGGCTCAGCTCAAGGATATGATGAGCTCAGGAATGGGGGGAGTAGGAATGGGGAGCTCAGGGACGCTGGTTGCTAATGAGCTTCTCTTACTACTACCTTCGTCATTCGTGGCCGAGTATGAGCGACTCTTCTGGCAAGCCTTTAGGGATCCATTCAAAGCCAAGGTCGCCTCCGGCGATGGCTCTGAGGGCAAAGTAGTTCAACGCTATGAGCGAGTCCCTATCTTAGCCTCACGGAATGGGGATGGGGTTAAACGAGGGGATGACATCGGCTACAGGAATGGTAAGAAGCTGAAGATGAATAAGGAGGATCG